AACGGCGAACTGAACCTTCTTGGTGGACAGGTCAGCCTGAACAGCAGCAAGCTTCTCAGACAGTTCTTTTACGTCAGCGGACAGGTCTTTAGCAGCCTTCTCAGTCATAACCTGAGTAAGCTGTGCGACATCTTTCTGCAATGCATCAATTTGTTCTTTCAGTTCCATGAGTTAATTCTCCTAGTTATTATTTCTCTTCAGTAAGAGTTTCTGATTTGAATTTTTCAACGAGGTCTGCAAGCCCCTTTACAGCGGCAGCAGCGGCTTCTTTGTCTTCTTCGGATACATCGGACTTGAGCTCACCTTCACCCTCACCACCAGCTGATTCTTCGCCATCACCGGCTCCTGCTTCTTCGCCAGCTCCTGCTTCTTCGCCCTCGGATTCAGATGAGGCTTCGCTCTCGCCTTTGATCTCAGCAAGCAGTTCGGCCTTAAGAGACTCTTTAGCAGCCTCTACAGCTTTAGCCAGCATGTGATCAATGTACTGCTTGGTGGAGATTTCCTTCTCTTCGGCAACATCAATACCTAGAGATTTCAGTTTCTCTACTTCCGCAGCACTAAGCAGATCGGCTAGTGCCAGTTTCATAATATTTTCTCCTGCTTCAGTTTTATTTATGTCATCACTCGCGGTGGTCGGACCGTCTGCGTTGGCATCAGCGTAAAAACCTTCTTCATCTTCTAGAGACTTGATTTCAAACATGCTCTCAGCATTCGCTGGGATAGTAACCACGCTGGTTTCACGCAGCTCGGACTTGGTTACAAAATAGATATTTCTATTGTTTATTTCTTTGTACTCTCCGGCTTTACAACTAAACCCAATGCTAAACGTACGCAGCAGCCCGTGCTGAATGGCGTAGAATACTTCATCGTCACAGGCACCCTTATGAACCTCAGCTTTGATGTAGATGCCGTCATCCTTCTTTGAAACAGACACCGCCTTACCAATAACCTTATCACGATCATGGTTCAGCAGAATCACGGGGTTCTTCTTAAACCACTTGAGGTCCATACCGGAAGGCACTACCACTTCATGGGCTCGGTCGATGTACACATTAGAATAATCATCACCTTTAGGCGTACCCATGTAATTAGCGTACCCTTCAATGATGAGGATATCGTCAGTACTTTCCTGGGATGCTTTAAAGCCCATCTGAAGGTTGAAGTCTTTATGTGTGATCTCTTCTGCTTTTTTCATGGCTGCTCCTGTGTTCGTTATATACTCGTGAGGGTTCAAAAATTATTACTGATATTTCAATAGCTAATTATTTTTGAATTACAGCAACAGTGTGCTACTATAATAGCTATTGATAAATAGATAGACTTGTGCACAACTTTACTGCTTTGCTGGTTTTGGCTTAGCGGTAGGCTTGGTATTATTCAAAGCCGTAGGGGTTGTGCCTCCAGCCTGCTCCGCAGGAATCATCTGGTTACCAAAGAAACTATTTGAAACCATGAGTACGTCGGCGTTAGGATCAGTAGAAGGTGACAATCCCAGAATACTTCTGCCTTCGTTGGCAGTCATTACAGATGCCGCCATCAAAGAACTAATATACCGAGCCACGCTCTCTTTATCGTCTGCCAGGGCCTCTACAGCCTTCAGGTTGAATTTGAAAACCTGCTTGCCGCCCTTGAACGCCATCTCTTTCAGTCCACGATTCAAAGCAGATTGAATACGGCTGAGGTGCGGTATCAAACTGGAACGCCAGAATGCTCTCAAGGCGTCTTGTCCTTCACTACCTGATGTATTAGTCATATCTCCTAGAACAGACTCAGGCATCTTGAACACAGAAAGGATATCGTCCTTAGACAGCCGCTTCAGATTACTAAGATCCAGGTCCTTCAGCGGAGACGCAATAGAGCGATACTTGAGACCACCCTGCAGGATAGCCAGTTTGTTTGAATTTGCTACACCACCGTGAATAGCATTCCAATCCCCTCTCAGCTTCTTGAGAATGGAATCAGACATCACCGCTTCGCTCTCCAGCACGCCAACCGGGATAGCCCCGTTCTTGAAGAAGTTGCTGGAAAACTTTATGCGATAGTCTTCAAAGGTCAGGATATCGGCAGCAGAGGTGAGCGGAGAGGCCCCATAGTACACATCGTCAATATTGTTATACTTGATGTGAATCATCTCTTCGGGCTTATATGTAGCGGTTTGTCCGTTAACGNAGTACCGATATTCCTTAACCTTAGTCTTNCTGTCGGGGATNATGGCTATGTACTTGGTNGGAATCAGGTACAGCTCAAACGGCTGCTTAGNGCCTGCNGTGGCTGGCTCTATAGCNATAAAGGCATTACCGGTTACATCCAACGACATGGAAATCTGNTCAATGAATTCAAAGCTGCCCTGGTATGGNTTGGGNCTTNGGTACACTTGATAAAACGGGTGATCTTTGACTTCAGCTTCCTGATCACCCTTCATGTCAAATATCTTGATACCGAGGCCTGCAATGGCTTCTGCCCTGGCAGTAACTGCCGCGTACACCAGAGGAAACTTCTGAATAGCGTTTATAGCAATATCGTAGCTTGCTGGCGGTACACCAGATCCATACTTGGCTCTACCGATGGTCTGATAGGTAACCGGATTACTACGATCATCTTTTTTACTGTAGTCCACTGCCTCGCTTTGCTCAGAAAAAGCGCAGTGGGCTATTGCGGGTTCATCTTTTTTTATGAAAAAGTCGAGAAAGCTCATAGGGTATAAGTATCCTTGTGGATAGTGGGCACATGAACGTAATGCCTACTTATATACGGGTATGGTGGTAAAATTATTACCCCATCTTGAAGTAGCCTGCTGCCGCCATCCTACGTTCATACGAGTCTTGTTCCTGCTCTTCTATGAGATTATCAATGACGCTGAGCCCTACTCGCCCATTTTTAACATACGAGTAGATCCCGTACCGGAAGGCGTCTTGCATATCCCAGTCCGTCTTGAGCTCTCCGTCCTTCTCGAACGGCTTGGTGCCTGCTGCCGCCTGCTCCCTGGTCTGTTCGTCCAGGCCCTTCTTCCAGCTTACAAATTCCAACTCACGAATTAACTCCTTACAACTCTCGTGTATCAGCAGCTTTGGTAGTCCGGTTATCTCAGATTTCTGCATAAACAGAGTGTTTACCGCGTTCACAGTCTCCCGTAGGTTCTTATCACTCTTGTTGTAGTACAGTCCGTGCTCCGCTAAGTCTGCTATCTGCTGTGCCGCAGCAGGGTCAGCAAATCTTAGAGAAATGTCTAATTCAAAGCTTTCTTCAACTTCCTTAACGTTACTCGCGTGTACCGGAGTAACTGTGCGGTTCTTAAAGTACTCAGTGAATACGAAAATAGTGTCTAGCTCTTCTACATCTACAAACCAAACAGACGCGAAATAGTGGGCAAATCCTGAATCTATGGTGTTTACCACTATGCAGCCGCTAGTCAGATATTCTCTCCACAATGGAAACATGGCGTCAGTATATACGCAGGTTTTCTTGTCAAACTCAGAGTAGACGCAGCCCTCTGAGCTGACGAATTCCCCAAGCACCTCTTGTCGGTACAAAATTGGCGACATGGTTTCTTCCATCTCTTTCAAGGCTTCCCTTGGTATAGATGGGTTAGTATGGGTGGGCGAATTAATGGAGAAGTACTTGCGGAATTTAGGGTCTTCAGACTGCCCATATCGATAATACTGTTCAAAATAACCCGTAGCTGGAGAACTCACCAATAAAACTCGACTTAAAGGCTGATAATCAAGTGTCATCGGAAGCAGGATCTGCTCAAGAAGCTCCCGGTTGAAGAGACGCGCCTCGTCAATTATCAGCAGACTAAGCGAGTCACCCAGCTTAGACTCTACGTTGTCGTTAGAGGCAATTTTAATAGAGCTGCCATTCTCTAATTCCAGCTCCATGTCCCTGTAGCGCTCCACCACCATCTTGATGCCGAGTGCCTTGATGATGTTGTAGATCTTCTTGAAAATGATCTCGCAGTTGTCCAGCCGGTACGACACAATCAGAATTTTAGCGTTGGGCACCATCAGCTCTTGGGCTCCAATTACTGAAGCTATGACAGATTTTCCCCACCTACGTCCACACGCTACAGTCAGGATGTTGTACCTGAACATGAAGTCCAGGCCCATTTCCTTGGCCTCTTCAGTAGGAGGGATGCGCTCTTCATACGCATCTATAACTTGCTGCTGTCCCTCGTGCGGTGCTGTAAAACTCAATACCTGGAATGTCCTTGATAGCGTTGATAAATAGCGTGTGTAGTGATGCTTTTTCTAAACTTGAAGTACTCAAGTATTTTTGGGTTCTTTTTGAATCCTGCCATACATCTCCTTGTTATCTATAAATCAATACCTTCAAACAAAACTCTACACGGGATCGGCACACTCACTGTATCCCCAATCACAACTATGCACTGAGAAGGTGTCGTACTCCTCACCACAAATCTCACATACCGTCATTATTGCGACTCCACTTGAATTATTTTTGGTTGATTTTTCCATGCTATGCTTCAGCAAACTCTCCAGCAACGTGGTGTAATTGGACTGCTGACTTCCCTTATCCTCCCCGGTCTCCTTGCGGATCTCGGCTATGATATCCAAACTATCCTTGCGTGAGAATTCAGCATACCCTTCCAGTTCGGCCTGCTCTTCCCTCGCTGCCAGCGTTTTCATCAGCAGCTTCAACCTGGAGTTCTTTGAAACCTTGGCCGCCTCTTGCACGATACTATCCACATAGTCTCTGAATTCTCCACTCTCCAGCCACTTGTTGATCACTGCCAGTGGAATCTTGCGGTCCTTTGCTATCTTAGTCTTAGTCTTACCGGTGGTGGCCAGATCATGAGCTACGTTAAACTTCTCCAGCGACCATTGTACGGGCATGGCTGGTGTTGCTACGTGAACCGTCTCAAAAGAAGCCAGTTCATAGGCACTACTAGGCTCTACCGCTACATCTGTTGATTCAACACTCACCTATTTCTCCTTCTCGCATATCTGAGTAGTAATACTCTTTGAATATACCCAGAACCCTGGTCAAAGTATTAGTGACAGTAGATTGCGACACGCCTAAAAGCGCACCAATATCCACTTGGCGGATCTTTCCACCATAGACATAGAGTCTGAAAATCTTAGCTTCTTGTTCGGATAGGTAATTTTTAGCGAATTTGTCAAAGTCTACGTTGAAGTCACTGCCGGGGTCGTCCCGTAAGGCTTGCTGTTCTGCTGCCATCTCATTGGTGAATAAGTCAGGTTCTGCTTTTTTGAATCGCTCTTTCCGTAATTCTCGCCACAGTCCATCATCAAATTTTCTCAGGTTAGAATTATCTTTGTTTACTTGCTCCGCTGTGATCTGCTTCATTAAACCTCCGTAAAAAGATTATAAAAATGCTAGTATCTATTTATATACCATACTTTGTCAATTTGTCAAGCACATAATTAAAAAAATTTATCCTGTGTATATAACGAGGGTAACTAAATTCAAGGAGGGCTCATGCCTCTAATAGACTTCAAATGCAGTAACTGCGGTAAAGATCGGGAGGTTTTGCTGAAAGACCCTAACGGTCAAATTAAATGCGAGTGCGGGATTCTTATGACTAAGCAGATCAGCAATGCAAATTTTAGTCTCAAGGGTTCTGGCTGGTTCAAGGATGGTTATTCTAAATAGAAGGAGAACGCATGAAGGACTTTGTGCTCGACACCAACGTAATCCTGCATGATGCACAATCCATATTCAAGTTTGAAGAAAACAACGTAATTGTGCCAATGACCGTTGTAGAAGAATTGGACACGTTTAAAAAAGACATGAGTGAACTTGGGCGGAACGCCAGGTTCTTCTCCAAGACCATTGACACCCTGAGGGCTCAAGGATCAGTAGCCGAAGGGGTCTTGGTCAACGCAAAGGGCGGTATTCTTCGCATCGCCCTCTGCAACTCAGCAGCTCTGTCCTACCTCTCGTCCGAGATGGACCCGCAGATCCCCGACAATAAAATACTAGCCGTGGCACTCCACAACCAAGCCTACAGNGCTAACCCCACTGTGCTGGTTACAAAAGATACAAACATGCGGATAAAAGCAGATGCATTGGAACTGCCCGCTGAAAATTATGAGAATGATAGAGTTGATGTAGAGGAGTTGTACACAGGTATCCTGACGGTAGGTTCTGAAGAAGAGATTCCCGCTCAGGAATATTTGTTTCCGAATCAGTACGTAGTAGTCAGAGATGCCTGTACGGGAGTTATTACCAAAGAGGGAAGGTACGACAAGGGGCTGGGTGAGTTAATGCCTCTGAGGGAAGATTTGGAGTCCTGGGGTTTATCTCCGGCTAATGATGAGCAGAGATATTTGATGGATCTTCTGCTGAACGATGAGATTAAGTTGGTTACGGTGAGTGGCCCGCCTGGCGGAGGAAAAACTCTATGTGTGATTGCCACATCACTTCGTAAAGTAACAGATGATTTCACGCACAGGAAACTCCTTGTGTCCAGACCCATCATGCCTATGGGTAAAGACATAGGCTATTTACCAGGATCTTTGGAGGAAAAATACACCCCTTACCTCCAACCAATCAAAGACAACGTGGAATTTCTGGTGAGTGGCAGTCCACCCATAATCAAGCCTCCGACTAAAAAGAGAGGTAGAAAGAGTAAGGATGAGGAAGAGAAGGAACTCGGTATGCTGGACACCGGGTATGCAGAGCTTATGGCAGCAGGAATCATGGAACTAGAACCACTGCTGTATATCCGTGGAAGATCAATTCCTAACGTCATACTACTGGTGGACGAGGCCCAGAATCTAACACCGCATGAAATTAAGACTATCGTTACTCGTGCCGGGAAGGGTACCAAGCTTATTTTTACGGGAGACATTTCTCAAATAGACGCCCCCTACTTGGATGCCACTTCAAACGGTCTCACGTACCTGATCGAAAAATTTAAAGATCAGCCGATTGCAGCTCACGTCACACTAACCAAGAGTGAAAGATCAGAGCTGGCAGAAATTGCGGGTAGGATTTTGTAACAAAAAGTAGTTCATTTTTGTTTCAATCCGGCCTTTGATGTTTCAAATCAAAAAGTAGTAGTTCATTTAGTAGTTCAAAAAGAATCAGCCACTTTCGATTTCTCGTAAGTGGCTGATTTCTTTGGT